TATGCACCACATGACGATCAGGTTGATGCACTAACTATGGCTGCATTATATCTAAAGGAAAGCTGGCGTATAGAACATGAAGAAGATGCAGATTGGGAAGATGACGAAAATCCTCGTAAACAAAAGAGAGTTGCATACTGGAGAGTTTAATGATATAGTTACATAATTAATGATATTACTTGTGAAGAAGGCAATATAAAAATATGGCAGGTGTTGTTGATCCAGCAAGTCCAGAAGGTATGCTACATAGTTACTACGGTGGTGATGCTACTGGTCTGTCTTCTGTAAAAGATAAACCTGAAGATGATAGAAATATATTAGAACAAGTACGTAATTATCTTACTACAGGCATTAATGAAGATGCTCGTTATGCTTTAGGTCCACATGCTGCTCCTGCTGTTACTGGTTTAAGTTCTTTACTAGGTGAGATTCTTGGACCGGGTGCAGATGTTAGAGATGCTGTTACAGCTTCAGGAGAAACAACACAAGCTGTAAAAGAGGGAGATATCCTTGGTGCTGGTGTAGGTGGTCTTAATACACTAGCTTCTTTAGCTATGATGGCTTTACCGGGGAGTTTAGGTGGTACTAAAAAAATAGGTTCTGAATTAGCTGACAGTAGAGTTACAGAAAGATTATTTCATGGTACTCCTAATCCAGATATTAAAAAACTAAAACCAAGTAAAGAAGGTGTACTAGGTGATGGTGTTTATCTTACTCCTGATCCAAAATATGCTTCTAATTATGCAGAAGGAGATACTGGAAATGTTATACCAGCCTTTGCTAAAATTCAAAATCCTTTAAGAATAAAACATAGTAATAATGATCCTTCTGCCGCTACCCTTATAGCTTTAGGAGTACCTGAAGAAAAAGCATTTAAGATTGTAGAAAAAGCTTTTGAAGAAAAAGGTAATATAACAAAAGAAATTAGTTCTAGAGCAAAAAAACAAGGTTATGATGCTATTATTTTAGAAAATAAAGATGGTGGTATACAAGAAATAGTTTCATATAGACCAGACAATATATATCCTACTACTGATTCAGCAGAAAATATTTCAAAAGAAACACAAAATTTTGTAGATCGTATGCTAGAAAAAGATATTTATTCCAATGATCCTGAGTTTTATAAATTAAAAAAAGAATTTATTGAAGATGTGGAAAAAGTTCCTTCCGGAAGAGATAAAATTTCAGTATTTCCAAAACCAGAAAGAATGTTTCCAGAAGGACAAAAACCTAAAGGTGGTGAATATTTAAATCCAAAAACAGGCGATGTTCTTACAAATAAAAATGTAGAATCTGCTTCTATTTCTATTACTCCAGAAGGTAAACCAAAGTTTGATGCTAGTCCTGTAGAAAAAGAAGTTGTAGGTAGTCCTACCACTAAAGGTTCTACACAAATTAAAACTAATTTATTTAAAAAATCTGCTGGGTGGAAATGGGTAGATGGTCCAACTGAATATAAAGATATTCCAACATTAGTTTCTGTTCAAAATAAAGGAAAGCATTATTATGCTTTAGAAGCTAATTTTCCTGAAGGAGTTAATTTAACTCGTTATGCTGATGCTCCATCTGAGCCAAGACTACGACCAACAGTTAAAGGTTTTGTTGACTTAGGAAAACAAATAGGTAAAATATCTGTTAGAGGTAAAGAACATCCAGTGTATGATAAAATAGTTAATAGATATGCTGGCGGTTCTGTAGTAGAACGTAACCCATACGCTAATTATCAAGCAAAGGCAATATAAAACATGGCAACTGAACGTAATCCTTTTGATCCTATTAAAATGGGTGAACTATCTATTGAGATTGAGTCATCTACAGGTGTAGACGAAGATGGCAATGAAGCATTCATGGAAGTTGATCCTGAAGATGGTGGTATCGTTGTAGAGTTTAAACCACCAGAAGACGAACGATCCAAAGTGCAGCAGAAAGAAGAACCAGAAGAGTTCTATCGTAATCTTGCAGATGATATGGATGAAGAGCTTCTTGAAGATATTGCCTATAAAGTTATTGAGAACTTTGAGGCTGACAAAGACTCTCGTGCTGAATGGGAAAGTATGTTTGAAAGAGGCTTTGACTTACTAGGTCTAAAGCTGGAAGAAGCATCAGAACCTTTTGAAGGAGCATGTACAGCAGTACATCCAATCCTTATTGAGTCAGCCGTTAAGTTTCAATCTAAAGCAACACAAGAATTATTTCCTCCTGCCGGTCCTGTTAAATCTCAGATTATTGGTGATGTAACAGAAGACAAGAGTGAACAAGCTAATCGTGTTAAAGCATTTATGAACTATCAGATCACAGATCAGATGGGTGAATACTTTGACGAATTTGAACGTATGTTGTTCCACCTACCTCTTATTGGTTCAGCTTTCAAGAAAACATACTTTGATCAGTCTCTAAATCGTCCTGTTTCTGAGTTTGTTCCTATTGATCAATTCTATATTTCATATTATGCCACAGACCTGCGAAGAGCAGATCGTTATACTCATGTGATTTATCGTAGTCCAATCGAAATGCAACGTGACATAGCCGCAGGAATGTATGCCGACGTTGACCTGCCTCAAGCTTCTATGCCAGAGCAAACAGCAATGGCACAGAAGATGGATACGATTCTGGGTCTTTCCCCTTCTTCACAACATGACCCACAACATGTTCTCCTTGAACAACACTGCTACTTGGATTTACCAAAGCAGTATCACGGTGAGGATGACGGTCTGTCTCTACCCTATATTGTTACTATTGATCAGCAGTCACGACAAGTACTGTCTATTCGTCGTAACTATGACATTAAAGACAAACGGCGTGAAAAGAAAATATTCTTTACTCACTATCGTTTTGTTCCCGGCTTTGGTTTCTATGGCTTAGGACTAATTCACTTCCTCGGCAATCTAACAATGACGGCTACTGCAGCTATGCGTGGCTTGGTTGATGCAGGACAGTTCGCTAATCTGCCCGGTGGCTTCAAAGCCAAAGGACTGCGGATGGTTGGAGACAACGACCCTATTGCGCCGGGTGAGTGGAAAGAAGTTGAAGCTGTAGGTAATGATCTATCTAAAATGATTATTCCTCTTCCATACAAAGAACCATCACAAACATTATTCCAAATGTTAGGTTTTGTTTCTAATGCAGCACAAAAGTTTGCTGATAGCACAGAACAAGTTATCTCTGATGGAGCTAGTTATGGTCCTGTAGGGACAACTATGGCTCTTCTAGAAGCTAGTAGTAAGTTCTTTTCTGCTATTCATAAGCGTTTACATAAAGCTCAGAGAGATGAATTTAGAATCTTAGGTCGTATTAACTACGAATATCTTCCAGAAGAGTCAATGTGTGAGCTACCAGAACATAGTTTAAAAATATATAAATCAGACTTTGATGGTCGTATTGATATTATCCCAGTATCTGATCCTAATATTCCATCTAACGCACATCGTATGATGATGTCTCAGATGGCACTACAGTTAGCACAGCAGTCACCACCCGGTATGTTTGATATGGAAGAGCTTAATCGTAATATCCTTCAAACAGCTAACGTGCCTAACCTAGATAAGATTATGCCTCGGAAACCTTCACCTGTTCCTCTTGATCCAATCTCGGATATTATGGCAGCAGTTAAGGGTCTACCAATTAAAGCCTTTATGGGTCAAAACCATGATGCACATATTCAAGCTAAGACTGCATACATGCAAGACCCTCAGAATGGTCAGAATCCTCTAATGCAACGTATTGCTCCAGTTATTGAAGCTAATATGCAAGAGCATATGATTATGAAGTATCAAGAGCAAGTACAGGGTACTGCAGCACAGATGATTCAGCAGTATGGTCCAGAGGCTGTTGCTTCAGGTCAGGTTGATCCTAATGATCCACAGGTCATGGAACAAGTTATGGCTATGGCTGCACAACAGGTAGCTCAGGCTAACCAAGCAGCAGCACAAATGCAACAAGCAGGTTCACCTGAAGCACAGATGGTTAATATTGAACAGCAGCGTGTACAGATTGAACAAGCTAAGATACAAGCACAGACAGCTAAAGAAAGTGTTGAAGCAGCAATGAAGAACCGTGAACTTGATCTGAAGGAAGCTCAGATTCAAATTGATATGATGAAAGAAGGTATTAAGACTTCAACGGGTATTCAAGAAAAAGAAAAAGATCGTAATGCAAAGAAAGCTATTGCAGCTTTGGATGCTATTATGGACTTAGCTAAATCTCAAGAAGCTTCAGATACAACTAAAATGCTTAAAGCTGCAGACATGGTAACAGCTTTTGTAAAGGAAACTAATAAATAATAAATGAATATTTATGAAGAAATATCACAAGAATACGATAAACAAATAGAAGAACTAAAAAATTTACTTGCATATGGCAGTGCTTCGAGTTATGCTGATTATCGCCAGATAGTTGGTAGAATTGAAGGGATTGAACTATCAAAAGATAATCTC